ACATTATTAGCTAATCTAGGGGACACAAATGGATAACAAAAGAAAACTTGAATTAGCAAAAGAATTATTTAAGCGAAAAAAACAAAAGCAATACAAATCAGACTTTGAACTATTCGCCAAAGAACAGATACGAATTATAACTAAGAACGCCTCACAAGGCTTTGTACCATTCACTTTCAACGCAGCTCAAGCCTCTATTGATAAGAAACTAGAAGCTCAGCTAAAGAAAACAGGAAAAGTCAGAGCTATCGTCTTAAAAGCAAGACAACAAGGCATATCTACTTATTGTGCAGCGAGAGTGTTTTGGAAGACATACTTCACACCTTATACTCGATCTGTCGTTATGGCACATGACAGTGCCACTTCAGATGCACTATTCAATATGAGTAGAAATATCATAGATAATATGGAAGAACCCCCAACACTACAAAAATCAAACGCAAAGGAGATACTTTTTGAACATAATAAGAGTGGTTACAGACTATATACAGCAGGAGCTAAGGAGGCAGGCAGAGGAACTACTCCGACCATCGCACATTTATCCGAGGTCGCCTTTTGGCAATTCGATGAACAAATTTTGGCTGGACTCTTCCAAGGCATTAGTCAGGAAAACGAAACAGAAGTTATATTAGAAAGTACTGCCAATGGTGCTAGTGGCGAATTCTTTAGATTGTTCAAGGGGGCATTAAACGGTGAGAACGAATACGTACCGATTTTCCTACCTTGGTTTATAACTCCAGAATATCGTAGGGAAGCTCCTGAAGGATTTGAGTTAACAGAGGAAGAAGAGGATCTCGTTGAGAACTATTCACTAGATAATGACCAATTATACTGGAGAAGGCTAAAAATAGCTGAAAGTGGGGAGAAAAAGTTTATACAAGAATACCCAGCCAGTGCTGAAGAGGCTTTTCTAGTCACAGGTAACAGTGTTTTTGATCAAGAAATAATACAAATGTATGAAGTCAAAGCTCCAGACTATATTAGAGCCTTTGATTATGAAACTTCTTACTTTGAAGACAATAAAAACGGTCATCTAGACATGTGGAAAGCTCCAAAGTTTGAAGATCGCTTTATTATTGGTGCAGATGTGGCACTGGGTGTAGGTCAAGACTATTCAACAGCAGTAGTTCTTAACAAGGAGAGAGAAGTTTGTGCATTATTCAGAGATAATTACGTTGACCCTTCTGTATTTGGTGATATATTATTCTACCTTGGTCGCTATTTCAACAACGCATTATTAGCAGTTGAGAGTAATTCGCTGGGAATAGCCACATTAAACAGATTAAAGCAAATGAATTATGTAAATCTATACTATCAGACTAAAGCTGCCACATTGGCTAACGATGAAGGTAGTAAACCTGGGTTTAGAACCACTATCTCGACTAAACCTATGATAATAGGAAATCTTAAACGAGCTATTGAAGAGCACGATATAGAAATACATTCAGATATTATAATATCAGAACTAAGAACGTATGTCAGTGCAGATAATGGGAGCACAAATGCTCTCACAGGTAATTATGATGACACGATTATGGCTTTGGCTATTGCCTTCGAGGCATATCGTACACATCAACACAGATTAACAAATGATCTTGTATCTTGGAAAGATAAGATCGGACAAATAGAGGAGGATACGACAACATGGCTGTAAAACCAAGTGAAAAATCTCTATCCAATCTGGAAAAGATACAATCAACAGAAATGGCTAATGAGTATCGACTAAGAGGGTTAGAGACTCGTAGAAAAAATAAAGAACAAAGAGAACTTGCAAAGAATACTATAATGGCTATGAAGAGCATGGGTGATGATGCACCTAATGCTATAGAAGCTTTAAATTATGTATTGGTAAAAGCAATGGAAGACGATGACTCAGAACAAATAGTAAAGGTAGCTAGCATATTAGCTGAATATCAAGCACCAAAACTTTCTAGACAAGATGTCACACAGACTAACATAGATGCAGGTGATCTCAGTGATGAAGAATTACAGGAAGAGTTAGATAAACTCGGATCTGTACACTAGTTCTACCATTGTCCTCACTTTGTCTGGGCTGCAAAGGGTAGGCAAAGCCCATTTGACTAAGAGGACAGTACGATGACTAATACCCCATGCATAGGCTTATGTCGATTAGACGAAAAAGGAGTATGCCTTGGTTGTTTTAGAACTATGAAGGAGATAAGAGAAGCCTATGAAAAAGCTAGAGAAGGGAAGCAAGTATGAAGAATACGATGAGGATGGAGACGGTATTGTCTCTGACGAAGAACTCTCACATGTAAAAACTATTAAAGAAACTGAAACAGCTTTAAGAAAACAATTAGCACAACTTAGAATGGCTAGATTTACTCTTATAGGAATGGGGGTATTTACTGCAGTAATGTTCTTTATACCCTTAGAAAGAGTAGAAGCCTTATCAGATATCAGTAATCTCTTTTACATAAGTGGAGCTGGTATTGTCGGTGCATACATGGGTACAACAGCTTGGTTAGAAAAGAAGAGGTAACTATGATTAAAAAGAAAACAGTCCCTTTAAAAAAGACTAAGTATCTTAGTAAAGGAACAATGAAAGGTCAGACAGTAAAAAGTGGAAACAAATTATCAGTTAAAGAAGGTGCTGGTATGACTGCCAAAGGTGTGGCTAAATATCGTAGAGATAATCCAGGAAGTAAATTACAAACAGCAGTCACAGGTAAAGTAAAGCCTGGAAGTAAAGATGCAAAGAGAAGAAAATCATTCTGTGCTAGGTCTAGAGGATGGACAGGTGAAAGAGGCAAGGCAGCAAGGAGAAGATGGAAGTGCTAATAGAATGGTGGGAAGCTTGGCTAGTGATAGCCATAACCATAAACACAACTATAAACGTATTAGTATTTTTCGGTGGTCGAAAAATTAAAGGAGCAGGAGTCTCAAATGAAAACATCAGCAACAAGATACATACAAAATGTGACTAATAGCAGTCCAGCAAAAAACAAAGTTAAAAGAAAAGCAGAATTATCTAAGCCTGGAAAGTATGAAAAGAAAGTTATGGAGAATAGCAAAGCTATTTACACTGGGAGAGGCACATTATGAGCAGTTATGGTGGTTACAAAGAAGCAGTCACTGATGAGCAGCTCATTAACCAAATTGATGCAGGTATACAAGCCAGTAGTGGAGATTGGTTAAATAGCTCAGACATGTCTCGTGAAAGATTAAAGAGTACTTATGAGTACGCTGGTGTGGCTATGGATCACTTAGCACCACAAGGTGTTAGTACAATAGTCGATACAAGCACAACAGAGGTTGTAGAAGCTTACACAGCAGTTTTATCAGATTTATTTTTAAACAATCAAAAGTTAGCTAGATTTGTTCCTTACGATGATACTCCAGGAGCATTTCAAGCTGCAAAAGATGCAAGTAATTTAGTAAACTACTGTATATTTAAAAAGAATAAAGGTTGGGAAATACTTCAAACTTGGATGAAGTCTTCTTTACTTTATAAAAACGCAATTATAAGATGGGATTATATTGAAGATTACGACTATATTATCGAAGAGTTTGATGAAATTGATGAAGTTAAGTTAGATGAAATCCTCGCAGATAAAAATATCGAAATCGTCAATGAGCTAACGCTCAATCCTACTTCAGATACTATCTCTTATATAGACGTTAGATTAAGAAAGAAGATAGATAAAAGTAAAATCAAGTTGGAGTGTATTCCACCTGAATCATTTAGAATATCAAATGAAGCTAGAGATATAGAGGAAGCTAGTTATATAGGTATTCAAACTGAAATGACAAGATCAGAGGTGAGACAATATTATCCTGAATGGGGTGAGAATATCACTGAAGAAGAATGGGAAGAATTAGATACAGGTGACGATTGGCTAGGTAGTGGAAACTATAGCGAAGACGTTGCTGCAAGAAAAGAAATAACAGGACAAAGATATTGGCAAGGATATGAAGGCAAAGCAGCATATCCATTAGAAGCCAATCAGTTAGTAACTCTCACAGAGTCTTGGATAAGAGTAGACAGAGATGGAGACGGTATAGCAGAGCTTAAACACTTTATAACTGTCGGTCATCACATACTATTCGAAGAAGACTGTGAGAGAATACCTTTAGCTAGTATTGTACCTATTGATATACCACATGAATTCTTTGGTTTATCAATGGCAGACTTCACTAGAAGTAGTACTCTTGCCAGTACTGCAATTCTTAGAGGTTTTGTAGAGAATACATATCTTACTAACTACAGTCCAAAATTAGCCGATCCAAATGTCGTGGATTTTAGTGCATTACAAAATATGAAGCCAAAGCAGATTATCCCAACTAACGGTAATCCGACTACAGCAGTATCAGCACTACCTCCAGAGGCTATTTCAACAGGTACTGTTCCGTTGCTAGAACATCTACAAATGATTAAAGAGCAAGCAACTGGAATGTCAAAGGCTGCACAGGGTTTAAACGATACTCTCTACGTTTCTGGAAACTCTGAACAGAAGCTTTCAGCTGTACAATCAGCTGCTCAAAAGAGAATCCAGCATATTGGGCGTAGATTTGCTGAAACTGGATTTAAGCATTTAATATGTGGTGTATACGAAACCATGATGAAGAAAATGAAAGGTGATCAAAGAGTTTACTCTGATGGAGTTTACAAAATGATTAATATAGATAGATTACCTAAAAACATGGACGTTGAAATACTATTAGATATCGGTGAAAATAGCAATAGTACAAAAATACAAAAGCTAGGTAAAGTAGGAGCAGAAATATTACCTGCATTAAATCAGCAAGGAATGGGTTTAGTTATTAAACCAGAAGCTGCTGCAACTCTTGCAACTCAATTAATAGAGTCAATGCAATTAAATAGTAATGATTATCTTGAAGATTACACTACTGAAGAATTTAAACAAAGAGCTGCAGAAGAAATGCAAAAGAATTCTGAAATACAAACACAAGCCGAAATGCTTAAAAATAGAAAAGCAGAAGCAGATGCAGCACTTGCAGAGTCAAATGTCGCATATACAGATGCACAAAGTAAAAATACAATAGATGATAATGCTAAACAATTAGCAGTATCTATCGATAAACACTTTCAAGAGTGGGCGGACCTTACCATTAAGGCAAAGAAGGAAGGAGCTGAATTACCTCCACATCCTGATTATTCTAATATAATTATGATGGCTAGAGAGATACTCAACCCAACACCGCCACAGCCAACAATGGAAGATCAACCACAGGAGATAATATAAAATGGCAACAGTAACAATAGGTGCAACAGGAACAGGTGCTGCACAAACAGGTACAGTAACAACTGCAGGTGGAGCTGGAGGCGGAATAATTCTTGTCGCCAATAATAGTGATTCTGCAATCGTATTCGATGTAGCAACTGCTGGTACTACAGTACAGTCAGGAATTCAGCTACAAGGAAAAGAATTTAAATTAGTAACAGGATTAGATAATGGTGCTCAAACACTTGTGAACTTAACAACAGCTCACGGTACAGTTGCACAGAGTGGCGAAGTAGTATACAACTACCTAGTAACGTAATAACAACAACAGAGCTAATGCTATGATGCCTTATGGGTCTAGCATGATTGCTCACCTCGCTTAATAAAGGAGAAACACAAATGAATATGTTTTTAAATAATAGCCCAATACCTTATACAATAGGATTTGAAAGAATCTTTGATCAATTAGATGAGTTTATCCATCATAGTAAAAAATTACCTTCGTATCCACCTTATAATATAAAGAGAGATGGAGATAATTTTACTATCGAAATGGCACTTGCTGGTTTTTCTAAAGATGATATTGAAGTAACTGTTACAGAAGATATACTGACAATTGCTTCTAATAAAGAAAGTTCTAAGAAAGATGAGGTATATAGAGGCATATCTGAAAGGAAATTTACTCGTAATTTTTCTATGGCAGATGATATAGTAGTTAAATCTGCTGAATTAAAAAATGGATTATTAACTATTAAATTAGAAAGAGTTATTCCTGAAGATAAGAAACCAAGGAAAATAAAGATTGGATAAATATAGACAGACAGCCGAGAAGAGGCTGGGAAATAAAAAGTCATACGGAAATCATAAAATCCACCCTGATGAATTAGCAAGACAAGCTCATGTCAAAGGACATTTTGCTGCTAAAGAAAGGGAGGATTTTTTTGATGAAGTATACGGTGAGGTTCTTGTTGATTACTTTTTAGAGTGGTTAAAGACTGAATCTCATGAAACTAAAACTCGTGAGTTCCTCTACAGTTCTGCTATGGCATTAGGTAGTGTCAAAGAGAAAATGATAAACTTCGAGATGTATGGGAAGAACATACCACACCTACAGGAGGACAATAATGTATGAAATAAATTATAATCAATTAATCCAGAACTATGATCAAATGATAAATACTCTTGAGTATGACTCAATGCGTAGTGGAGGTAAAGCAAAACTTAATGCTCCAACACTATTTCATTTATATGCTATGAAAGAAAAGTATGAATCAAAAATGATTAAACCTGCTAAAAAGGAGGTAAAGAAGAATGGATAAAAATACCGAAGCAAAAGTAGACTCTACCCAAATGGATGACTCTACAGCAACGGATAGTCGAACAGAAGAACAACTGCTGGCTGACATTGTAGCGAACTCCGAGTTCACTGAATCTCTACCCAATGAGCAAGACGTTCCTGAG